CCACTCGCCATCACGAACGGAGATAGTCACGGAAGGTTTATGTTCGCACCAGTGCCGTTGATAGGTCAGCCACAACTCAAGTTGCTCTACGGCTGTCATATCATTACGTGTCACTGCCAATTCAGGTGACTTAACTGGGAAGCTGAACACCACAGTAGAGTCAGGCTTCATAACACAGGGCTCATTAGGAACGTTTTGGTCAATCATAAACTGTGTTAGTGGGTCTTTGTTGTCTCCACGAACAGTACGAATGTAGTAAGGGCTGTGTCTTGCATGAATCCCGCTGGAACATGAAACAAGTTGTGAAACCGTTCCACTTGGTTTGACGCAGGTTATAGAAGCAGAAGCAGGAATACCAAGCAACTCAGCCCACTCAGCATTAGTAGCAACAGCGATAGAACGTAAATGCTCAAGGGTCTTACCTAAGCCTCTGTTAGAGTTTGTCATGAGTGGGTTGTCCATGATACCTGTCATAGACACACCAAGCAACCGCTCTTCTGCTGTATTGTTCTGCCATACTTTACGTAGGTAAGGGAACTTAATCATAGTAGACTGTATCGTACCTAAGATTGTAGCAAGCTTGACTTTACGCTCAAGATCTTCTATGCTATCCGTTGCACGTACTACACACTCTGTAAGGTTACAGAACTGGTATGGGCGCAAAATTATCTCGCTGCAAGGGTTAGTTCCGAACTCATAATTTGGATCACGCCGACCAAACTTAGCTGCTTGCTTTTTGGATGCTTCACGATTGAAGATACCACGCTCACCAGATTTGGACTCAACCAAAGATAGCCACTCACGCATGAATGTTTCCATGTCTGGCTTTTCAGTGTAGGATACAGAATTGTTAGCCAAGGCACGATGCCCAGCAGTTTCCCACCATTGTCCTGACTTAGCGTGACGCATACGGTCATCACTCAGATTGGATAATGAGATCATAGCTGAACGGCGCACACCACCGACCACAACTATTTGACCAATGAAGCACATCAGGTCATGACACTCCATAGAGCTAAGCTTGCGTCCCTGTGCAGCCTTGAAGGTAGCGACAGCAAAATTAAATAGTTCTACGAGAGGTGCTGGGCCTGATGCTCTACCGCCAAATGTTTTTAGTCTTGCACCAGCAGGACGTACACGAGAGACATCCCACTTAGGAATCTCACCAGCCCACAGGAGTGCAAGAACTTGACGGAACCCCTTAGCCCAGCCTTCCTTACTGTCCTTAACGACAACGATAGAATCACTCTCGAACAACTCAGGGACTTCTGGCAGCTTGCTGATGAACTGGCGCTCGACACTGAACCCGACACCAGTACCACAGAGGAGAATGTACATAGCCTCATCGAAGGATTTAGGGTCATCTACGGGTAGGTAGCTACAGTTGTAGCCTGCAGTGTTGTCACGATCAAGCGCTGGGCCTGCTGTCATCATAGCTCTCATGGATGGCATGATTTCTTGACCCAGGATGGCCTGCTCAATCTCACCAATGTAAGAGTTGTCACCTGTCACACGTCGTACTACATTGTCCATATAGCGGCCTACGGTACGGCTCCACGATTCACGGCCTTCACCGTCAAAATACTTAGCGTAACGCGACTTGTGAATAAATGATTGGTAGTCTGTTGGTAATTGATTGCTCATCTGTTGTCACCTGATCCTTTAATAACGCCCCGCTTTGCACGGCTATTTAGTTTTTCCATATTGACCTGCAGTACTTCTGTGAGGTCGCTGTTGAAGTGATTGGCTAGGGCTGTAGCATAGAACACAACGTCACCTAACTCCTTTACAATCTCTTCTGGTGAGATCCTGTTAGAGTCGCGCATCATTTTCTTGATCTTTTCTGCTACCTCACCTGCCTCGCCTACTAAGCCTAGTGTATTCTCAACCAAGCGTGTCTCGCCTTCTGTGACGATCTTACCTTCTACCCAATACGAATAGTCTTGAGTATTGACATTCATTATATTCGCAAAGGTACCAATGTCTTCTTGTGTAATCATTGTCTCTCCCTAACATTTAAGTTCTCTATTTTCACGTCATCTACATCGTAGATAACATTTGTTATCAAGTCGTAAATGTCTTGCTCGTGATTCTCCTCGTATGATGATAGTATGTTGTTATTATCATCTACCTTAGCAACAAAGGTAATGCTAAACTTCTTCATGCGTTACCCTCTGTCTTAGTCCAGCGGCCTAGTCTGTAGACATTACCCTCTACCTCAACCGCATTTTCTTCTTTTACCTCTTTCTCTGCTTCAGCATACTGATCTGGGAACATGACCTGTAGAATATCTTTCCGTATCTCAAAGAAGTCTTCCCACGCATCAGGGTAAGTCTCTAAGAACTGCTGTGATGCAGACATAGTTAGTGCTTCATCAAGTGCAGCCCTCATGCCATCCTCAGAACCCGCAGCACCAAACACCATACCTGTCTTGATACTACCCGTCCACTCACCGTCTTCAATCACAGGCGATAGCACAATAGCTACATCACCAGGTTTAATCTCGTAGGCCATTACGTTCTCCTTTTAACCTTGAGGCGTTGCTCTTTTCTGCGAGAGCCTTTTTCTTCTAGCCACTCTTCTGGTATGACACGGTTAGCCCACTTGAAGCCTTTCTTGTCACACCAATCGCAATACCTACTTTTGGCTCCTTTGTAAAGGCGAGACCTAGCATTACTGAATACAAATCTAATATCCAAACCTGGGTGTTGTCTCTGTATCTCAATATGTTTGCGTCTATCAGCAGCGGAAAAAATCCCCTTGGTCTCTATTATAATACCGTTGTCTAACTCAAAGTCAGGCGTGTAGGTGCGATACTTTAGATCCTCCCATTCGATCTTTAGCTCTTCATACGCTACTTTCTTCTGCCTGTCTTTGAGGAACGCAGCAGCCTCTACTTCAAGGCCACTGCGATACATCCTAGCGTTATGCTTCCGTTTCGTCTGACGCATCGTCATCCTCAGGCTCTTCTGATGTTTGTACAATCATACCAGCTAGGTTCTCACGCCGTACAGAGAGTACTTGCTGCATGTAAGATATGCGATCTATTTCAGTAGATGCAATCTGTATCTCGTTATACATCTTCATCTGCTCTTCGTTAAAGTCATCAGTGTAGTAGTATGTGTCGTTAATTTTAATCTTAGCCATTGTGGTATTCCTCTGCTATGAATGTGTAGTCCACCAGTTGTGGATTCTTGGATTTACTAGGTATGCTGGGTCGTGTCTCAAAGGTATCATGACACTTATGTTTAAAACTACAGAACTTGCAGTCATCAGGTAAGACCCAATTACCTGTCTTCTTACGGTAGAACATCTCTTCCACTGGTTCAAAGCAGCGCTCAAACGGCTCATCGTTGTCGATGTAGTCTACGGTAGCTTGAATGTCAGATAAGACAGCTTCCTTATCTACATCCTCAGAGGCGTCTACATACTTGAATTGACCATTGGCTTTGTTGACTACCCACCAGCCTCCTACATCCTTTCCAGCGGCCTCTGCGTAGCCCACAAGCTGTGCTACATAACCAAAGCCATCCTTATAAGCCAGCGACCCAAAGGACGAAAACTTATTGTCGTAAGACCAGGGAGAGGCAGACTTAACATCGTCAATGCGACCGTCCATCTCCATGTCATATTCACCCTTGATCTCCTGACCGTGAGGTAGCTTTAGTGTGACACGATCATTGTCCTTAAATGATACGCCCGACGAGCGTAATATACCCTTAAATACAGCCTCAACAATATCGCCAAGGATCATATTCATCAGGAAGTGTGGTGGAAAAGGCGTTTTGTCTTCTGAGTCATTCTTGTCAAACCATAGCTGACATTTAGGCCTACCTATATTGGACATACGTAAGCGAAAATCATCACGAGGACCACTTGAGAATTGCTTATACAAAGCAGTCTCAACATCGGAGGCGACTTGTTTAGCCACCTCCTCTGTCATAGTAGTCTCACCTGCCATAGCCTTCTGCAAGAAAGAGAAAACAGCTATCTCTGCAGGATGATTCATTAGTATGCTGCCTCTTCCACATCAACAATGGAACCTACAAGATCCGCGTCTTCTTTGCTCATGCTTGTGTTACAACGCTCGTTGTGTTGATCTAGGATCTTACCATTAGAGTAGCTGATGTAATCCAAGAAGTCGGATGCTGTAGATGTCATGTAAGCACTATCTTCGTCGCTGTGCTGTAGGATATCGCCAACAGAAGAGGTGATATAACCATATGTTGCACCAGTAGGAATAGAACCCTCTTCACCCCGCAAGACGATCTTAGCCATGTATGGCAGAATATTCTTACGTTCAATCGCCTTATGAGTAGAGGCTAAGTTCCTTAGACTATCTTGGTTCTTTACATCCATCACGAATGGGATTTCGTTATACTCACCAGAGGTAGGTGTACCAGTATCATCAAGA